ATTCAGTATCAGAAGATACTGTTTGAGTTGTATCGTAATATGTGATTTCACCAGTAGTTTCATCTATTTCACCAATTACTTCATAAAAAATTGATGATGCTTCTAGATTTGCAATACCGTCTTCTATTCTGTTCAATTCACTTGCTTCAATTGGTGTTTCTTCACTAGGTTCATCTTCCCATATTTTTTTTACAAAAGGTGTATATGCCATTTTTATCACCTCCTAACCTGACATATATCCAATAATATTAATTACTGCTCTTGCCATTCCTGTTTTGATGCAACAAGCTCCTTCATTATTGGTTGGAATTGCATCAGAAGTTCTAATAACCAGTTTATTAGAACCTGTACTCAAGAAATCCTTAATATTGATTGAATTTTTAATTTCTATTCCATTTCCAGTTGTATTAGTTGGTGTATAAGTCGCATTTCCAAATGCGTTGGTTATTTCCGATAATTGAATGTCATTGCTACCGAATTGGTATTCTGAAGCATAAGTCATATAAAAAGAATAATTACTTAATGAAGATGCCTTATATATTTTTAAATTTCGTGAATATCCATAAGTTTCGTGAGATGATGAATCATAATAAGCCCAATACGCTGGTGTATGATACAAGCTAATATAAGCAGATATTACTTTAAAATTTTTTGGTATATCAACATCTAATTCAATATCAGCATATCCATACTCCATACCACCGGTTGTACCATTTGATAAAACATTAAATCCCAATAAATCATAATTATGATATTTACCTGAACTACTAAAGCATAAATTTGTTAATAATCCATCTCCTCCAATTACTTTCGAACCACTTCCTAAATACACATCGCCTTTAAAACTTCCACTCTCGGCTTCAATATGACCTGAAAATTTTCCATTTTTGGCTTCCATACTTCCGTCGGTTAAAATTTTAAAATTTTCGTTAGCTGTTACTAGACCCTCAAAAACTATTTTCTTAGCTAATAATTTTATTTCTTCTGGACTCATATTTATTCTTGAAACAAGTGTGCTTATTTCAGTAGCCTGCTCTATTTGTTGCTGTGTTTCTAACAATATTCCATTTGCTGATGCTAATATTTTAGCTGCCATCTCTAGTTTTGTAGCAAATGTATCAGTAAATTTATTTTGGATAGCATATTCACCTGAAAAATATAAACTATCATTTTTAAAAGAAGATAGATATATTGTATTTGTTCCATTTTTTAATAAAATAGATATATTATCATAATTAACAATTTCTTCAGTAGATAGTATATATTCTTGATTATCTTCGGTAACTCCTATTCTTTTAATTAATCGAGTTCCCTTATTATCAATAATAAACTCATCACTTACATCATTAAGAACTCTCATTCTTTTTATTGGTAACTTAATTTTTGTGCTTGTCCCATCTTCATATTCAATAATAAGATTATTAGTCTTTCCAAATAATTTTTTTGATGGGAATAGTTTTTTTGATGGGAATAATAAAGACATCTCACCACTGATTTTTAATGAAAGAATTTCACCTTCTACTGCATTTGAAAGTACCAATTTATTTTCTGATGATACTATATTAGTTAAATTTATTGTTTTTTGAACCTCTTCAGATATTTGATCTAATGCAATAGATAATTGTGATAAATTTAAAGTCGGAATTTCTGTGGTATTAACTCCCTTTATTTCTTCAATTGTTTTTCCATTAGCATCTACTTTTTTCTTAATTTCTTCAGTGGTTGTTTTTTCTGTATAAGATTGTTTAACATATGCTGTGATGGAATCTTCACTTTTCTTTATATCAGTTTCTATTCCAGCATTTACGATTTCTATAATTTTATTTATTTCATCAGTTGTATAATAATATGACTGTAATGACTTTAAAGAAAGCTCATCTTCTTTTTTTATCCAGTCCGAAGCATTAAATGTATTATTAGAATCTTTTGCATATAAATAATCTCCTATTTGATATTCAAAGTCTGAAAAATGTTTTAACATTTTCTCATTCATTATTTTTAAAAAATCATTTTTAATATACTCTTCTGGAATAGTAGTATAAATATTCTTATGTCCATTAATCGTATCAAAAATACAAATAGGAACATTTATTTCTATCCAATCCCATGTAATAGGATTAGTAGCCATCTTAGTGTATATATACGAATGGTATACTCCATCGGCTTTCGTACGCCAATAATCATTTTCATGATTACTTTTTAAAACTGAGGTATTCCATTCAATTGCTGGATCATTATCTTGATAAAATGTTTCTATTTTTCCATCTAATTGATTTACTAATTCAATTTCTGATAAAAACAAAAAATTTTCTGCTATGAGATTACTTTGTTTTTCATCATATAAAACTACCCAATCTTCAATTGAAAAAGAACCTAATAATCGGTCCTTTATACAACGATATATTTTATTATTTTGAGTATAGGTCCAACCAATATAATAAGGGGGATCAGGTGGAGAACTAAAGCTTTTACTATAATGTTTTTGCTCTTTAGAAGTTTCTTCCAGATTCTTAGATAAAACTTTTTTTAAGAATCCATAAGTAATTTGTTCATTATCATATTTAGGTTCTATAATACTAGCCATATTCTCCCTCCTTAAAATAACTGATTCCATAATTCTGCCTTACTAGACTGTGAAATATCTAAATTATTAAGATAATTATAAATATAAGATTTATAAGATGTTATTGAATATCCTGCTTTCTTAAATAAGACTGCTTTTTCTATAACACTAGCATTTAAATTTTGTATATATTTAAATGCTTGTTGTTTTCTATAATCTGAGTATTTGTTTCCTTGATAATCAAATTTTAACTCACTAGAGTATTTCATGGTATTTAAGTAATTATCAATATCAATATTAAATGCCTCAAATATTTTTTCATTTTCTTTACTACCATAGTCTTGATTATAAAGATACTTTTTTTGATCCTTCGATAAATCTGAAGATACTAAATAATCTATTACCATTTCTTTTGCTTTTGAAGAAGTATACTGTTCTTCATATTTCTTTTTAGTCTGAGAATAATCATATAATTGATAAGAATCAAAATTATATTTTTCAATTGCGTTTAAATACTTCTTTTTATTATCTTTACTAAGGCTAAAATAATGTTTATACACATCTTCATTATTGGCTATTTTATTTAAATCTTTAATTGATGTTTTAATTTCAGAAGAAGATATATTATTTAATAAATATTGCTTTTCTTTGTCTGTATATTTATCATTATTCATAATTTGATATGCTTTTTTACCAGTTCCACTTCCTGTAACGATCTTACCATTTGAATCTTTATCATTTTTAATTTCTTTTAAAGAAGCAAGATCAGTTCTATATTGTCTATAGGTGTTCATACTAACTCCTAGTTCTTTAAATTCTTTTGTCTGTTTTTCAGTAAGAGGAGCATATCCATTATTAAAATATTCTCTTGCTTCCTTACTAGAATACTGTCCAAATAATAAACTCTGTGCAACAGATAATGGATCTTTTTTGCAGTAAATCTGAGTTTTCCAGTTGAGGTATAACTTCCAGCAACATCATGAGTATACATAGAAGCCCCTTCTATCGTCTTTTTCAATTGTCCACCACCAAATGGCATTGCAACATAAAAAATAGGTTTAGAAAGCTCAGTAGTAAGATTTTTAATTGCCTTATTTCTTTTAGAAGAATCTCCTAATTGCGTAATTGATTCTACTGTATTTCCAATATCAGGTATAGCAGATTGAATAGGCAATCTTCCACCACCCATTATTCCACCAACAAAAGGTAATTCTTCTACTATACTTTTTGATATAGAAGACATTTTATCATAAGTTGAAGAATCTCCTTGAACTGTTTGAATGGCTTCACTTGCTATATCAATAGGGCTAAATGCTGATTTTCTTCCAACAACTGCTTCACTAAATTTGTTATATAACCATGCTCCTACAAACATTTTTACAAACGCACCTACTAATTTGTTTTTAGCCTCATCTGATAAATTTCTAGGTAGGTCTTTTAACATATATCCATATTGATTATTGACCTCAAGTTGAAATGCAGTAAATAATTTAATTACTGGACTTTTTCTATTAAAAATTGTTGGCATATCACCTTTACTACGACCAGCCATAATATCTTTAGCAAATTCATTAGCATTCTTTATTGCTTTTTCTTGAGTCATTCCTTTATCAATATTATCATAATATTTTCCTCTTACTATGACATTAGAAGTAATTGAATCAATTCCTTCAAAAATAACACCGGCCTTTGAATTAATATTTTCTAATTTTGTCTTATACAATCTATCTGCTGCCTTTGTTCTATTAATCAGATATGTTGAACAATCGGCAAATCCATCATCATGAAATTGATTGGCAATACTTTCTCTTATAGCCTTAAACATATTTTTTGTAGATACTTCACCCCAAGCCTGTGTAATAGGAATAAAATTTGTTAATGCTGATGAAATATTAAATCCGACCATGTTTGCACTGACTCTAGACTGAACATCTTTCATAATAGTATAAGTTTCTCTGCCTAGCATATGTTCCATACCACGATCACCAATATCTTTTTTATTTGCTAAAGTATCAGTGTAATCTCTTAATTCTGTAACAAAATTAGGAAGTGGATTATTTATCTTCAAATATTCTTCATCAACTAACTTCTGTTTTTGTTCTTGATCTAATCCTTCATTATTATAAATATCCTCTAATCTCTTTTGAATTGAAGCATCAGTGTATTGTGTTCTAATTACATTTTCTAATGCCCTTAATTTTTGAATATCTTCAGTATGGAAAATAAGGTCAGCGGCTCCTCTTATATAATTATCATATCCTTTTAATGCATTATAATCAGTTACTTTTCCTTTTCTTTGTTGTGCATTTTTAAAATATGTCTTTCCAGGTTTGAATATCTCAGTCATACCTGCAATGTCAGTTGGTAGTGTTTGATCATTTTTGCTAGTATTAAATCCAAGTTTCTCAGCTAATTTAGCAAATTTTCCCTGTCTAGTTTCTTCTTGGAAATGTGGAAAATATCCTTTACGATATTCAATTTCTTTATATCCTTGTTCTTTTAATACTTTATTAGTTTCAACTATTAATTCATCATATATATTTCTAAATTCTTCTACTGCATTTGAAATTTTATCATAATTTAATTGGTTATCACTAATATAATCATCGACTTGTTGATCTGTTACTAAAGTCTCTTTATTATACTTGTATTCTCCTAACATCTGAACTGCAGCTGATTCTTTATTATTTAATTCAAGTTTACTGATACGTTCATTATAATTATTAATAAAATTCTCACTCTTTGCATTATTTTCAGTAATTGGCTGAAAATATGTATTATACATTCTATCTGCCTCTGATTTTGGCATAATATCATAGAGATTTCTTTTCATTGTATTAATCTTATATTTAATTCCTCTATCTTTATCTTTCCAATCAATCATATTTTCAGTCATTTCATAAGCTTGATCAACATACTCTTGCTTCTTGGTCATTCGTTGTTCTTGAATTTTAAATTCTTCTGAATTCATTTTATTGTTTTTATTTTGATAATACTCAATTCTTTTATCATAATCTAATTTTCTATTTTGTAATTGGTTATTAAGATTAGATATTTGTATATTTAATTGTGTAGCTAGTTTTGTATCTTGATTAGTTTTGGATTCTAATAATTCTTTTTTAGCTTTAATCTTATCTTGAATTCTACTAATCATAGCATTTTTTTCTTGATTTAGTCTGCTAATAGCATTAGTATTATTATCCATTTTCTTCTGATTAATTTCTTTAATTGTTTCCTTTTTTTGATTATTATTAACCTTTTGTGGATCTGAACTATTATTTGGTGTAGGTAATAATCTGTAATCTTTCATATTAGTTCTTGTACCTGTAGCCTTATAGTTCTTTTCTAAATGATTCTGCCATGTTTGATCTTCTTGGGAATACTTTACTGCAGAATCCTTAAACGAAATAAGATCAGTATCTTTTCCAGAACCAATCATTAAACCATCATATCCTAGTTTCTTAATATATTGTTCTACCCCATAGTCATTGGAATATAGTTCTCTTTTACGGATTCCTAATTCTTTGGCTAATTCCTGTTCCCAAATATTAAAATCATTTTGAGTTTTGAATTTTAAAGGATTGTCAGGTAATAAATTGTTATCAATAATAGATACATTACCATATTGTTTTGCATATTTTGAATCAAGTGTTGTGTATAATCCCAAACCATAAAATGCAGGATTAGTACCTGTATTCTCGCTTTCACCACGATATGCAATAACATTATTTTTATCATATTTTCTGTTATAGTGGAAACGTTCCATTGTTGAGTTCTCTTTTAAATTTGAAATATCAATTTGTTTCCCATCGCTATTTTTAAGCAAAGAAAAAGAACTATTATCTAGTTCTTCATCACCATAGTAATCTTTTATTCTACTATTGTTATTACTCTCGTTATTAACCAACGAATTATCTTTGAATTTGTTTTGTGATAAATCTCTGTTAGTCTGTGTAACATTTTCATTTTCTCCTTCAATATAACGATCTTTTTTATTTACTTTTTTTAATTCTTCTTTTATATTTTCATATTTAGGATTATTTTTTGCTTGTTCTGGTAAGATTATATCATCTAATTTTTGTTGCGTAAAGTCTGAATAAATTTTTGTTTCATTAGAAATTATTTCACCTAAGTTGTTTTCGTAATCTTCTTTACTATCAATATTCGTATTTGAACCAATACTATTTTTATCATAATGTTCTCTCATTTCGATATAATGATTAATCTCATGCAATAAAGTATTTCTAAAATCTTTTTTATTTAAATCATCATTCTTTAAATATATTTCAGTAGTATATTCATTTGCTGGTAAATTTTTATATTTAGCAATATTAGCTGTTGGTTTGATATCAGTAGTTATAACTTTAAGTTTTTTTAATTCAGGATATGCTTTATAAAGTAAATCATGTTCTAAAATTTCACCTAATTTATAACTCTTATTTGTTTCCAACTTTTTAATAATTTTAGAATCCTTGTCTGATATCAATGTTCCCCAATCATTATATTTAGTTTTAAACCAACCTGTTTCTTTTTTTGATTTAACATTAGTTGTTTCTAAATCTTTATCACTAGAATTATGAATTAATTCTGCATTTTTTTGACCTTTATATAAATTTTTATAATATCTATCTGTACTATTATTTTCTAAATTTTTTGCACCTCTTAAACCTATAGTTGAATATTTTGTCTCATTATTTAAATTACTAATGGACTGATCTGTAGAATTGTTTCTATAGGCTTCTTCCCATTTGTTTTTTAAATCTTTTATAAATAAACTTTCTTTAGAATTTCCAGTTATTTTGTTAGCTAAAGAAACTATTGAATTATATATTTTTTTGAATATATTAGGTTTTTCCATAGAAAGGTTATTAATAAATTCCTGATTACCAAACAATTGTCCTGATATATCAGCTAATACTTCACTTGATACATCTTCTGTTTCATAAGTCTTTTTCAATGATTCAAGAGCTTGATTAAATTCTTGATTCTTACTTGCATAGTCCAATACAAGTTCTTTCATTGAATTCGTTTCTATTGCATGGGTTACTTCATGCATAATTAAAAATTCTGCTGCTCTATCAGAATTAGGATTTATTCTAATTTCTGTTTCACCATTATCAAGGACCTTTATTTGTGCATTTACTTGATTACCATTTTCATTTGAAATAGTGTTGTCAAAAAGAACATTGTAGTTTTTGTCTTTTATAATTTTTTCAAATGTATTAACAAGATTTTGAGTATTAGCTGAATTATCAAAATATTTACTAGCACTCTCTCTTAAATTATTGATTTTTTCATTATCTGAAGGTGTATATTGATAAGCTGGTTTAGATAGTGTATTTATATCATTGTTTAAAAGATTATTATTAGCTAAATTTAAGTCATTCTGAGAAGAATTTATGTTTTCTTGATTATTTATATTAGAAGACTGTAAATCGTTTAAATTAGTAGTATTTTCAGTAGAATTATTAATATTATTTTGTTTTGTATTTAATTTGACAATTTTTCCATTAACATATCCACTTTTTATATCGGATAAGTTATTAGGTGCATCAATAATTCCAGCAGTGATAGCACCCATTATGAACGATGTAATCATATCCTGTGGACTAACTTTTGAATGAGCTTCTTTAATGTTACCTAATACATTTTTATCATTATTATATTCATATGTAAATTGTTTGATATATGGATTTATATATTCTGATAATGCTTCTTCAGTTCCTTCACCAATAAGTTTGTATCCTGATTTTAATAAAGCTTTAGATAACGATTTAGATGTTTCTTCAATTGGTTCCCCTATTATTTTTCTTGCTAAACCATCTAATCCCTTACCAGCACTTCCTTTTAATCCTGGAATTCCTCCAGTTACCCATTCGGTAGCTGTTTCTGTAGCAGCATTTAATACACCATATCTTCTAGCTTCATTAGTAGTAGCTCCATTTTGATAAGCTTCTTCCATACCACTTCCGTATGAGCCAGCTAACATTGGGATAGACTGAATAACTTTATTATTACTACCAACTTTATTATTGATAAGTAAATTCAAAGATTGTCTACCTAATTCTTGAGCTATTGTTCCACCCATATTATCAGATTTTATTAATGAATTGGATTCAACTAGATTCTTATATTCATCATCTTTACCAACTGCTTTCATTAACTCATCTGTATAATTGGTAGCTATCATTTCTTTTCTAGAATTAGCTTTTTCTTTGTTTATTTCTGACTCTGTTTTACCTTTATGCAATCCTGCTGCTTTTTCTAATTTCGTATTGATACGATCAGATATACCACCGAATAAGTCAGCTCCAGCATCTACTAATTGTTCTCCACCACGAATTACTCCTTCACCAAAATTTTGAGTGCCTGATAAAAGTGTAGAACCAATTGTTTTCAAGCCATCACCAAATTGATATCCGTCTTGTAAAGCTTCTGATTCTTTTAAAATGTTTTTAGTTGTATTTATAGCATTACCAGGAAGACTAATAAAATTATTAGCTCCCTCTTTTGCTTCATTCCAAAACATTTTCGAAAAATCACCAAATTGGTATCCATCGTCTAATAAATTATTATTTGATTTTTTGCTAGCTTTTGATGTTGTTTTACCAATTGGTAGTGTTGGATTTGTAACTGTTTTATTTATTCTAAGACCATTTTCATCTATACCTAATGGGTTATTATTTATTGGTTTTCCTAAATTAATAGCCATTATTTCACCTCACAATCTTTTATCTAGTTAAAACGATGCCCGTTGGTGATGTTAATACCCTTCCATTATTTGAAATAGAGAAGTATCCATCTAGATCTATATATTTATTTTGTGAGCCGTCCCATACATAATATTTTCCATTTGCTGTTTTCCATACTTTCTGATTATCTACATTTACACCAGTTGAACCAATATTTCCTGTATCAAATAGATCAGACATTTTATATCCAGAATTGCTTAATTTTACTCCTCCTACGTTATTAGGTTGATATTTAACACCATTTTTATCTAAAGTACCAAATGTACCATATTGTGTATCTGGGTTAATGCTTCCCTCATAGTAACTAGTTTTAACCTTTTTCGAGTTATCACTTCCACTGAAACTACCATAATTACTTGTGTTAATTTTAGCCCATGCTTGTCTATCTGATTCAGCATCTCTAGCTTTTTGATATGCCATTTGTTCATTAAACTGCCTAATTGCTTCTTGTCTCTCAGCTTCAGCTTGTTGATTTTGCCATTCTTGTTGCTTTTGAGCTAATATCTGTTGGTAAATTGTATTGTATTGTGATAAGGCTTGTTGATCTATTTGATTTTGTAGAGATGCAATATTTCCATCATATTCATTAATTGAATTAATTCTATTTGTATCATATTGTAAATTTGTACTATTAATTTGATTATCAACATCTTGAAGTTGATTAGCTTTATTTTTTAAAATTTCATTTAAGTTTGTACCATAATTATTATTGATTGAATTAACTTGAGAACCTACAACTCCTTGACTAGAAAGTCCAGCTCTATTCATTGCTGAATTGTTATCTTTTAATGATAGCATTCTATTGATATTTGCTTGTTTAGCATTATCTAATGCTGTTTGATTAATTGTATCTTTGCTTGCATTTAAATTATTAATTGAATTGGTTCTTTGATTTTCTAATGTATTTAATGTATTTTGTTTAGCTTGATTTTGTTGGTCTATTAAATACTGACTTTGTTTTTTTAAAGCTTCAGCATATTGTTTAGCAGTAGCATTAGCTTCATCTGTCCATGAACTTGCCATGTTATCACTCTCCTCTATATTTACCAGAATTTATGTATTCTAAAATTAATCTTTCAAATGTCATACGATTAGTTGTTTTATTAGTCATAAAAAATTTAACAAACATAAACTTTTTTATTTTTTCTTTTTCTTGAATTGTTTTAGGAAAATCATCATTTAAGGCTTTATAATTTTTTGTAATAATTTCTACACTTCCATCATCTAAAATATAACCAAGCGTAATATCACAATTACCACCAGGATTTAATATTAAAGTTACATTTCTAATTGTCTTAGCTAAATTACTTGAATTCAATTCTAAAAATGGTGTTTCCCAATAAACTTCAATTGGACTATCATTATCTAAATATTCTTCTGAAAAAGAACATATCTTTCCATCATTTGTTCCAAAAAATAATTTATTATTCCAACCAAATAGTACTCTTGCTGGTATATTATCCCAATACCACCATTCATATTGATACTGCTCTGTTTTTCCATGTTTTGGATAACTTAAATATCTAGAGTCTGCAATATAAATGTGATTATTAACTGCTAAATAATATTTTCCATTTAATGATATTGCTTGAGCTTCTTCTAAATTTGGTTCTTTTAATAATTTTCCATTGATATAGTAACTTCTCTGTTGTGCATATTTTTCTCCACTTGTACTTCCAACAATAGCAAAGACTCCTTGATCACTTAAAAATAATGGATCATTTAATAGATTACAATTACAATTTCCTGTAATACAACCTATATTATTCACTCCATCTTTTAGTGGGAATACTTCAGTATTGTCTAATAAATTATAACTTCTATAATATACAGTACAGTCTGTATCAGATTGTTTTTTTTGAGCTGCTAATGTACCATCATTTAATCTAGAGTAGCCAACTATAGCTTCAGTACCTATTTTAGTAAAGTTATCATCTGGCCAATACAAAGGATTTCCTTCTTCTGAGTGAAAATCATAATTTTGATAATTTGGATTGCAAGTAGCAAAAATACGATTAGCATTACCATCATAACCATATAATACAGCCATAGAACATTTATTAATTTTTGATGAATTTAAACTATTATCTTTTACTCTATATTGAATTCTTATATTGTCTCTACCTAATACAGGACTATCCCCTGGAGCAGTATTAAATGTCACTGTAGAATTTAGTGAATTAAATGTGTAATTTGTTACCACTTCATAATCACCTGAATCTTTTAATACTTCAACTAGTTCTATTTTTTCAATATTAGATTCTTCTAAAATAAAATCCTTTTGGTCTTTTTCAGATAAAAACATATTTATTCTTGACGGACAAATTAAGTTTATCTTTTCATAATCTGTTCCACCACCACTGGAATCACGAGCTATTGATGTTATTGGAATATACCCAACCTCATCTAAAAATTTAGCTTTCAATTCATCTCCAAAATTTCCATACACGACTGTTCTGGTTCCATCAAAGATAATTAAATAACCATTAATATATAAACCTTTAGAACGATTATCAGTCATACCTGATAAAACATTAGTAAATGTTTTAAAATCACTACTACATTCATAAAGCATTGTTCCAGAGTGAATAACAAATAATTCTTTATCTTTATAATCAATATTCCACACACCATTGATTTTAGTGCCAATAGTATTTAATACTTTATATCCGTTTCTTGATTCATTATACCCATTTTTATTAATGATATTTTTAGCATTTGGACTTCTTCTTTTATCTACTTCAATTGGACTAGATGTAAAATCAACACCCATAAAAGAATCAATTGAGTAGATATTTTTAGTTGGTGATGATGGAATACTATACATACATACTATAGACAGTTCTTATACTGTCTGGACCAAAACTATAGTCCTTATCCTTTAAAGTATTTACTTGACTCATAAATTCATTCAAGTATTGTGTTGCCATAGAAATATCATCATCTTTATATAATTCTCCTGCTATATATAGAGGAATTAAACTTAACAATTGGTTATCTAAATCAATTTTATAATCATTTGAAGTTTCATTAGTAATTCTATCCAAATATGATTCATAATAAATAGTTATATTACCATCACTCCAATTTTTTATTACTAGAACATTATTGCCTTCTGTATGATAATTTAATATATTATTGCCATCATAACTAATTTCATGTATTCTCTTAAATTTATCTATTAATTTAGGTAGATTATATTTATTTGTATCATTTTTTTCAAGTTCAAAACTTGAAATATATGATCTTCCATTTTCTAAAATGTAATTAATAGCTTCATTGGTTGCCTGTGGCATCGCATCTAAATATGTCTTATATTTCTTATCTTTTTTATATTCTTCCAATTTATCAACAGATAATATGTCGGAATTTAAAAACATCTTTTTTAGAGACTCTAATTGTATTTCTCCCCAATTCATTTTTATTCCTCCTTTATTGGTCAAGTTATCAAGAGTTGCACTTGATTAATCTCTTAACTTGATAAAAAGAAAACTAAATATACTTAGCTTCTTTCAAAATATTTTTAACCTCTTCTGGAACAGTTACTTCTTCACCACGTTTAATTTGCCATAAGTATCCATTAATGCAAACTGGCACTACTGTATCATGTGGATTTAATTCACTAACTGGGATAGTGATTTGTACCATTTTTTGAGTATTTTTTAATTCTTTAGCAGTTTTCTTTGATTCTTGTGCAAGTTCTCTTTCAGAAATTTCTTTTTGACGAGCTTCAACTTCAGCTTGTTTTTTTGCCAACTCTTCTTTTTCCGCTTCAAAGTTTTTTAGAATTTCTAATTGTTCTGGTGTAACATTCACAGTTACTTCACCATTTCCATTAGTATTAATTTTTTCTTCTATTTTTTCTTTTGCCATTTTATTTCCTCCTTAATATTAAAAGAGCAAATGCTATTAAGCACTTGCTCCTGTTTCAATTCTAACCATAGCCATTTCATTTAAGCGTTTAGCAGTAAAGAAATTCTTCCAACCGATAGTATTTCTTTGCTCTAATGGATCACTTGTTCCTGATTCACTAGCACGTTTAACAATAATTTTTGGTTTTCCTTTTCCATTTTTAATATCCACCATTGCATAAGCATGTCTACCATAAACTAATGCTTTGTGAACTTCTACTTTACCTGTATTTTCAACAACATCAGCATTTGTAGTTACCTTAACACGACCTTTATCAAAAGTACCAATTTCTCCTTTTAATAGGCGTGTAGGATCAGCATATTTAGCAATTTCAGTGAACCCATTAGAAGATGTATCATTTTTGAAATCATATTCTTGATCTGCATCAATGATTACTCTATAGTATCCATCTGCAAATGGTTTGGCACCTGCTTTTTTTAATCTTCTGAATGCCTTTCTTAATTCGGTTCCAGTAAGAACATCAGTTGCTGCTACTGTATCACGACTTGCTTTACCATTAGCATATTGTACATTAGTACCTGCTAAAATTTCATCTCGTACAACAGTATCAATTAAAAGAGCTGATTGTTCACCTTCTAGCTCACTAGTTTCGGTGATTGTAGCATCTTTTCCTTGCATATCTAAAACATCAGATACAGTAACATAATCACCATATTGTTTAGCTGTTGCAGTAATTTTAGTGATGCTTAATGATTTTCCATCAGGTGTTACTCCTTCAGTTAATGCTGATTCTGGAATTGCTAAAGATTCATATCTTCTAAATTCTACTGAAGTACCTTTTCCAGCTGGGATTACTTTTGTATCTGCATCTTCTGCATATTGTAATTCTGGTAATAGTCTTTCTAACAATGTTCTATCATAAAATGTTTGATTTTCGGCTGATAGAGTGCCGATAGTATTAGTATTTAAATTTGGCATATTTTATTCCTCCCTTATTGCCCATTTTTTACTCTTTCGACTTCTTTTAAGAAATCTTCTCTAGACATTTTTTCATAATCAATGTCACTATCAGAAATATTGTTTAGACTTCCAGGGGTGGCTTTAGAATTAGCTATTGTCTGTTTAGCTTGATTAATAGATTCTGTTCTGAATGAATTTTTTAATTTTGTATATCTTTCATATATTTCAGTAATTGATTTATTCTTTCCTTCCATATAATCTGAAAAATTCTCATCATTAAATAAATCATTTAGATTTACATTAGGGTATTTAGCAGTAAACTCTTCTAAATCTTTACTAGCTTTTTCTTCCAATTCTTTTTGTCTTGCACTTTTGCGTTCTTTCTCGCGTTCTTTTTGTGCAATATAACCAGCATAGTCAGCAATAGGATCTTTACCATCTTGAGAAAGTTTATACATATTTTCATAAACTTCTACATCCTTGCTATCTTCAATAATCTGATTAGTAAAAGGATTCATCTTACCCTTGAAAGCTTCTAATTTACCTTTTTCATAGGCTTCTTGAATTCTTTTATCTTCCTTTTCTTTAGTTCTTCTAGCCTGAGCATATTTTGCACGCTCATCTTTAGATTGAACTTGTTTTTGTTCTGAAGAATTATCTATATTAGATTCTTCTTCATCACTTGATTGATTATTTGTATTTACCTTTGTATCAGTAAACTCTTCCTCAATCTCACTTGAATTAGTTTCATCTAATTCATCAGTAGCTTCTTCCTCTACTTCAATTGGTTCAGCGACTTCCAATTCTTTTACGCTTTCATTTTCCATTTTTTCCTCCTTAGATTTTTGCGCTATTCAATGCGACAATTTAGATTTTTGCGCTATTCAATGCGATTTATTTATAAACCCATATTTGGATTTATATCATTATTAGAAACCGGGATTTGAGACTGTGCTTGCTCTAAAGCTAATAGTTGTTGTTCCTCTTTTTTCTTTTGTCTCATTTGTTTTAGCTTAGCTTTAAAAGTCATTATTGAATCAGGATATAACTCTATATATTCATCTTGGTCTATTGTTCCATCTTGTTTCAATTGATCTAATAAACTAATCGATAGTGATTCACTAAATGTTCCAGCACTTCCAGCTTCTACCACAACAGAGTAATCAAAATCTGAATATGCTTGACCATTCATTATTCCTACTTCTCTTTTATCTTCAGTTTCATAAACAAACATTCGTCCATCATTATAGTAATACTTAAAAAATTGAAGCAAGATTGCTCCAATTTTCTCATAACTTCTAAAAAATTTCTTTTGATATAATTCAATAGGCTTTTTAGCTTGATTTTGTAGTGCTATGATTGCACTAGCCGCCATATTGGCTCCCAGCACTTCACCTGTTACAACTTCAGTTGAACCTTGTGTAGTTCTAGTTAAATCCATTAGCGTATTGGTTAATGTTAAAGCTTGTGCATTAAATCCAGGTGATTCCAAATATTTAACTCCCCAAACGCCAGGTTGTTGTGTTGTATCTGTAATAATTTCACCAGGCGTGTTGGTAATAATTTGCCTTGCTAAGGCTCCAGCTTTTTGAATTATTTTAGGCCATGCTGTTTGCTGTACTGATAAAAGCATCATTCCTAAATTAAAGTTTACTGCTCTATTGTTAGGTATTGCTTGCTCCACTTCACCTATTCCATAAATGCATCTTTTTCTCTTCTTGTGAATACCAAAAACAATAGGATATAATTGATTCTCAAATATATTACTTGAATCTTCTTTAGGATTATCAGGCTCTTTAGTTTCTTCTAAATCTAGATCTTCATCAATAGATTTATTTAAGTTGGGTTCCCAATAAGTAGGTTCTTGTACATAGACATCTTTTGTAGCTTTAGTCCAAACTACCTTACCATTCTTTCTTGAATACTGTGTAATAACAGTACACATTTCCTTATCTTTAAATGATTCATCTTCTATTTCATAATCTGCTTTGATATTGGCCCATTCTTTTATGCCATTCTGTTTAGCTAATTGTCTAATGGATTCTACTGGCTCGCTACTAACAATTATTATCCAACTCTGCTTTTGTTCATCTTGTATCATTGGATTTGAAAAGAAAATATTTTGTGGTTCAATAATTTCTCCTCTTAATGCTCCAAGATATGGTGATTGAACATTTCCTACTACATTACTATCCCAAAAATAATGATAAGCGTAACTTCCTAATTGTGTAGCATCATCTTGAGCTTTATCATCTAAATCATCTTGTTTTAAATCTTTTAAAGCTATTTCGACAAATTTAGTAAATAGGTCAGCCCCTTCGTCAGCTTTTTCTAAATCAAAAAAGACCTGTGCTGGTCTATAAACTAACTTAACCTTTGTGGATAATATTCCTGCTTTTTTATTGTCAGCTATTAAATTGCACAGATTAATTACAGGTCTTGGTAAATCTCTTGTTCTAGCTGTAGCTAGAGGCCAATGTTTTCCTTCAACAAAATTTTCACATTCGTCCCATATATTTTTAAGCTTCATACGCTTTGTATACGCAAGGGAATCTTGATATCTTTTCCATAATAATGTTGGACCTTTATCATTCATTATTATCACCTACCTTTTGACCATTTTGCCATTCTGAAATAATATCAGGAGTTAAATTTGAAGTTGAGTTAGAAGTTTTATTTCCACCAATATATTCTATTTCTATTTTTTTACCTAACTTATCAGATATAAAAGGTAATTTAAGTCCTATATATATTCCAATTAACAAAGTAATCAAATATAAAAATGCATATATAAATTCCATATAATCACCACCTTAAATAAACATTACCATCATCATATTCTTCATCATCATCAGTTTTTAGAGGATCAGGCCAAGTTATTTTTTTCTCAGTCTGATTGTTTTCTGGTAAATACTTTTGTTGATCCCTAGACATCAATGCAATACCATATGCCATAACTCTGTCATCATGATATCCCTGTTCTGCTTCTTTCTTACCATTTTCTTTTTTTACAAATGTAAGCATTTGTTTTAATAATGAAACTGAATTTATTTTATTTATATCATCTCTTACCATTTCGACAACCAAAGCAAGTAAAACAGGTCTATTTGCTTTAGTAGTAAGAAACCCTATCGAATCACTATATTTAATATAAGAACCTTTATCAGTTTCTCTCAAATATTGTTTCTTATAGCCATACTCATAAGCTTTCTTAGTAGGGTGTGTTGAATAATTATTTTCTATAGATAATAAAGCCTCATTATAATACCAAGCCAAGCAACACATTTGTTGTGAATAAATATCTTCATCTGTTAGCATTTCAAGTTCTGCCACCTGATTACAATTTGTATTATCTATCATATATCCTTCAAAGCTATCACTACCTGATCCTGCCGTATCACCACCTAAAACATAAGGATATCCCTTTTTTGGTTCTTGATAAATTTTAATATAGCCTTTAGGATCATCTTCCCAGGAAATATTTAATATTTTATTATCTTTCAAATCATAAATAAAATTACCAATCTTAATTGGCTCTTTATCCTTTAATTCTTCTATTCTATTTATGATTTTAGTTTTATCAAAAATACACTTACCAGTTCCAAGAAAAGCTTCTTCTGGTGTAATTGGATATTCTTGTTTAAATGTATCTACATTTCCATTACAATTATTCTTGATGCACCATCTACGCCAGGTTAATTGTTCAAGAGAAAGATCATAAATAATTCTTAATTCTTTTTCTTCATCAGTTAAAGTAAAACCATCATAAGGCATTTGATACTCTTCCATTTGATGCCAACCAATGAAAACCGGAACAAAATCATTTTTACCAGCAACGGCATTGTCCCAAAAATCTTTAAAATATTCAAAACCATTTGCTGTTGATTCAATAAAAACCATTGTATCTGGGAGATTAGGAACTGTTTGAAGTAGACCTGTTAATTGTTCTTCTTTATTCCCAGCCCAAAAGGCCAATTCTGATATATGTAAATTTTTATAAGTAGAAGAACGACCTACTCCATGTGAACCTGCTGTCATACATTTTATTCTTGAATTAAGGCCTGTTTTTTTATCATTGTTAAAATATAACTCATTAGCATTATCTTTATCTTTTGTAGGTCTGAATCCTTCCGGAAGACAATCATACATTAATTTGCTCATATTATATAGGTTTGTTGTTGCTTCTGATACATGAGTAATAATACCTGTATCAACATTTTCTTCTAATATAGTATCTGCGAATAGTAATGCTTCAATTTCTGTTGATATACCCATCTGACGTGATTTAAGAATTATTTGTCTTATAGGTTTTCCAGCTTGTGCTTGTTTTCTTATAGATTCATATAAAATTTTTTGTGGTGTATTAAATTTAAAATCAACAATATTCTTACTTTTATCTTTTATTTTAATAAAATTTTCAATATATTTTTTTCTGTTAATATTTGGCATCAGAATTACACTCTTTCATCTTTCTTAAATATTCCTCATATGTTGTTTCAATATTTGTATTTATGTTTTCTTGCTTTTCTGTCCAACCAAAATTAGCAGATAGATTAAATTTACAACCTTGAAAACCTTTACCATATAATCCAGTTTCAAGATACGCTTCAATTACTGCTCTTGCCCACTTTATAACTTCTCCATAAGTATCAGGATAATCTTTTTGGTATTTATATAGGGTAGTACGATCCAATCCAACATAAACTGCCAAGCCACATATTCCATATGGTCTATGCTTATTTTCACACTCTAAAAAGTATTCACTACATCTCTGTTCCAATTCTTCAGGTGTTGAAAATTTTTTAGGTCTTCCCACTTGGTGTTTTGATTTTTTCAAATTATCCCTCCTCTCAAATACTATATTTCACATGAAAATTCAATTGGTGTTGCACTTACTATTCTTATATCTTTACAGTGTTTGTGAACTAGATTATCGTCATATGTATTGCAGTAATATTCTAGTTTATTTGCTAAACTCTTATTTCTATTTATAATAAATTCTGTTTCATTTTGACCTGGAATAGTTACTTCAATACAAATATCTGAGCCATCATTCTGTGCTTCATTAAATGCATCTATTAAATCATCTATAATCATTTTCTTCTCCTTTCAGCTCTATTAGGATTTCTTTCACATCTAATAGTTCTATTTGTCATTAGATAAACGAATGGTAATATAATTAGAATTATTATTGCTACTTCGTTTAGATCTATTTTCATAATATTCTTCACACTCCCTTGATTTAGGACAACCATTGCAGCCACCTCTACCACTTTGTTTCATAAAAAAAGAAATATCGCAAAATACTTCTTTCTCACTCTTTTTATTCCTCTTTTTCATAGCATTACCTTTTTATTCTTTTTTGATTAGAGATATTATTTCCTTCTTTGTATTCTTCTTTAAATATCAATAAATCTTCTATGCCGTAAATTGTCTTGTATGGTATATCTGCGTTTAATATTCTATCATGCTCTATTATTAGATATTGAGCATTTACTTCTTCCTGCATTTTAGTTTCTATTAAACTTATTACTTGTGGTATTTCTTGTTTAATACCGATTAATTTCCACCCTTGATACGAGCTATATACTCTATATGACAGATTATTCATTCTATCACCCTCTACTATATTTTATTAACACATTAAAAAAGTCATCATAATAGATGACTTATTCTTAATAGATACTGTACTAATGATATAAAGGTTTGTAATTTTACTATAATTACTTTGGCTTAGACCCGGTACTAACCTTAAAGCCCTTCATTTTATATATCATCAGTACACTACCTATCAAAAAGATTAATAATATAACTAGTCGTTTATAAGCGAGTAAGTCCTCTCAGTTTTCACTGACGGGCATATACTATTAATCAAGATAGTGTTTGCTAATGCTTTATAAGCACCATAGAATAGATATGAACTGCAATTTTAGGATATTAATAGGTTAATTGCAAAACTTTAACAGAGCCTATATATATCTACTCTATGCTACTTATAAGAGTAGCACTATGTAAAAAGGGTTATATGAAATAACTTATAATTATTCCAT